GCGGCGATCGCCTTCGCGGTCCCGCTGACGCCTGGGGCTCCGGTAGCGGGTCCCGTCCGGCAGTTCACGACCTGGCATGTCGTTGGTGGGTTTCAACTATCTTCGACCGCCATCACGATCGGATCAAGCGCGACTTGGTATCCGATCCACAATGCAACCGACAACCTGTGGGTGTTCAATCACGGCCACGACATAAGTATATCCGGCGACAATGTGATCTTCGCCAACGCAGGGCATTACTTTGGAGGCATTACGATTGCCGTTTCAGGAACGAGCGGAGACGATATATTCATAAGAGCCTTTAATGTTACCGACAACACCGCCCAGGGATTTACGATCGGCGCAACGACTTCCGGGGCGGCGAATTTCATTCCTATTTCTTTCCCTTTGCATTTCGAGGCGGCGGCAAACGATAAATTCCGGTTTGAGGTAATGAACAACACGGCCGGAAGAAATGTCACCGTCAGAAGCTCTGTTTTCTTCCTTAACTACGTCCACGATTAGGGAGCGGCCATGATTGCTTTCGTCCGGTACACAACGGGGCTCGGAGACGCGGCGATCTACGCGAGGCTTCGGAACGCCGTTGGGGAGTTTTGGGATTTCGTCGGGCTTGCCTGGGTGACGCCGATCACGACCGATTGCAAGGCGTTTCTCACGGAGTACACGGACGGGGATCCCTCGACCTCCTATTTCGCCGCGGATATCGACGTTCCCACCGATGACGTTTACGCGATCGAAATAGTTCTGGCCTCGGATGGGACGGTCCTCGGGTTTGAGTCCACCCGGGACGCGATCATTCGCGGGGGGTATGTACCGGAAGGCGGGATCGTCCAGGCTGACGCCTCGAATTCGATCGTCTCCTTCAAGACCGACCTCGCCTCGACCGTGGACGATTACTGCGTCCCGAATTTCGTGAAATTCATCGACGGAGCCCTCATCAATCAGACCCGAAAGATCGCGGGGTACGGTGGAACGTCGAAGCTGATGCTCGTAACGTCCGGGTTCACGGAGATCCCCACGGCCGGGGATCGGTTCATCATCATCAATCAGTAGGGGGATCCCATGGCGATCGTGAGCGGAGATTTGCGGTTTCACCTGACGGGAGGCGCGGCGAACGCGGATCCGTCCCTGTCCCTCGGCGGGGTGATCTCGAGCGTCCAGCTCACCGACGCGACCCTCGAGAACCTGTTCGACAACGTATCTCCCGCGCAAGCCCTCGCCGGCTGCACCCACTACCGGGCCCTGTCGTTCAAGAACGCCTCCGCGCTGACGGCCTATGGCGCCGTGGTGTTCATCTCCCAGGAAACGACCTCGGCCGACACGACCATCGAGATCGCCTACGATTCGACCGGGACGCAGAGCATCGTCAACGAAACGACGGCGCCGACCGGCCTTTCCTTCTCGACGCCCCTTTCCCTGGGCGCAGGGATCGCCCTGGGAGACGTAGCCGCCTCGGGGGTACGTCGGATCTGGTTCAAGCGGATCGTCGCACCAGCGGCCGCGCAAGCCTCGGATTCGGGCAAAATCACGGTGACGGTCGGTAGCGCACCTTGAGCTACTACCTCCTTCGGGACGAATACCAGATATCGAGCGAGAAAACGCTCCGTTGGTACGATCTTTCGGGAGTGTACCGGGAATTCAATTACCTGTGGTCGATCTATGCCGGCGTCAGCAGGGAATGGGACATATCTTGGTATATTTTGGGATATGTTTCTCGGCAATTCACGATCATGTGGGAGATCGCTCACTACATCGCCAGGGAATTCAATTATTTATGGGGGGTAGCCCTCACCTTTTCCTCGAAGATGAGATACAGCTTCACGATGGCGAAGATCACCACGCGCTTCTTCCGGAGATCCCGCCATGGCGGTTGAGCTCAACATCGTTCTGTCAGCGGAGCTCTCCGGAAGGAAGGCGATCCGTCTTTCCTGGACGGCCGAACAGAACGCGAATTTTGAGGTTTTCTGGAAGTCCGACGTTCCAGCCGGACAAGCTTTCGCGCTTCTCGCGTCAACGAACGCCTTCGAGTATACGACCGCGGATCTGGAATCGACCAAGACGTATTCCTTCTATATCCGGGGGTGGATCGGGGATCAGTTCTATTATAGCAATACCGTTGAGCTTTTCGTTTCTTGCGGGAAAGGGGTAGTGTTGACCGCGGAAGCCCCGGATTCTCCACCATGCCAGCTTGCCGTTGTCGGACGGTGCAAAATGGCCGATATGTCGAACCCCGTCACGGGGGCCGTAACGAATTTTACACAAGATCCAACGGATCAAAATTCATTTTACTTTCTTGAGGGATTTGCCGGTGGAGGCGGGGAGACGGATTATAGATTATGGAAATTCACCTGGCCGGTAACATCAACGCTGATAGCTACTATTATAGATACGGGGGTTATTGCACAGAACTTTTTATATACTAATGTGACAGAAATCGCATATAACCCGGCGTCCGGGGCATATCATATTGCATTTGCTTTTGCCAATGGGTCCCCATTCGTAGAGGAAACGGTAATAATAGATGTAAACCTTTCAACAGGCGTGATATCTAAAATGACTACCCATGCCCCTGGGATTAACGCAACGATAATGTGGTCTTATGTTTCCGGAATAAATCTGTATTTTTGCTGTTCCGGACCACCGCTGACAGGAGCGGCGGCGGCATATTCAATCAAGAAACTCGCAGGGGCGGCAACCGGAGACACTGCCGGGATGGAAACAGGATCAACGGGTCATGGGTTTTATGCTCCCCTGTCCACGGCGGGGGATTTTCTGTATATCGGATCTAATTGGAAAAAAATCAGTATGCCGTCTTTGGCCATAGTTACTCCCGCCCCGGCGTCTCCAAGCCTCGTCAATATTTTCGGTGGCGGCATACCGATGCAAACGAAAAAACTTGGCGATTGGAGATTTCGTTTTGCAAATGGAGGCACGGATAGATATTTTTCTGCCTGGAATTGTTCTACTGACGAAGAAAGAAATACCATAGTCCAAGCTATTGCCGATGGATCTGTTACTTCTTATAATTGGGGGCTGTACCACAAGGCTAATTATAGTGTAATGGCTTACGGATTGGGAAAGGATGGGACAAGGGTTTATGTAAGTAAAATGATATATTTAATATCTGCGGTTCTGTATGGTACAAGATCACTTGTTATAGATGGAATTTACGGAAATGTTCAGGATTGTCATTTTGCTTATCCGTATGTTTACGTTTTACATATACTCGGCGACAACGGCCCATGTGTCACGAAAATCTGTAATGGGGTGGCGTAATTGGACACCTTAATCAAGTCTCCGATTGAGCGGTTTCCGATAAAGTTCAATTTCTCCGTGGATCTCATCACGGGGGAGACGATCACCACAAGGACAATTACTTGCGTCTCCGCGGCCACGGGGATCTCGAGCGCCGGCACGATCATCGACAGCGAGGCGACCGTCGATTCGGATGTGGTCGTGGTATTGAAGGCCGGGACGGAAGGCGACGAGCACAACATCCAATGCGTGATCTTCACCAGCAAGGGGAACAGGTATCAGCGGGACCTTCTTCTGATGATTCAGTCCGTCGTAACGGATTCCTTCGACAAGCAGCCGGACGATACCTTTTCCTTCGACCTCGATTTCTCCCGGCGCCTCGAGTCCGGCGACACGCTGGCGTCCGTTGCCGTGGTTGCGACAAAGGAATCCGACGGGAGCGATGTTTCCTCGACCGTTGCCCCCTTCTCGGAAGTGATCTCCCCGAAGGCCGGGATCCGGGTAGCGGTAGGGCTCGACGGAGAAACGTACCTTGTGGCGGTCCGCGGGACTTCGACCGCGGGGTACGTTTACGAAAAAACCTTCCGGATGAACGTCCAGGAGCGCCCCTGATGGGACAGGTCAAGGATAAGACGATCAACGATCTCGACGGGGGGCTGACGCCTCAACTGCCGTCCTCGAAGGTCGTATGGAACACGGGCCGGAATGTCCGCTTCACCCCGGGGTACGTCAGCAAAACCCTCGGAAAAACGTATCTGTCCACAACGGACGGGGCCCTCCCGGTGCGTGATGCCTTCACGTTCATCGGGACGGACGGCGTGGTGAGGACGATCGTTTGCTGTGACGCCCAGGTGTTCGCCTTCAACGCAGATTTCAGCGCGGCCTCGGATATCACGCCGGCGATCACCCCCACGGGCGGCGCCTCGGACCTGTGGCAGTTCGCGCTTGTCTCGGGCCTCCCGATCGTGACAAACGGGAAGAACGCGATCTGGAAGTGGGCCGCGTACAACACGATCCTCACGCCGCTTTCCGGAGCGCCGACGTTCGCAAAGCGGATCTCGAGCGTCCTACACCGGCTGGTGGTGTCGAACATCAGCGAAGGGGGGTTCGTCTATCCGGGGCGTACGCGCTGGTGCGAGCCCGGGAACCCGGAGAATTGGACGATCGGGACGGACGGGAAAGCCGGGTACTTCGATATCATCAACTACAATACGATCGCCTCCGCGCTGGCGAACATCATCGCGCAAGTCACCCACGGCCATCGGATCTTCTACTTCACGGAGCGGGGATTGTGGAGCTCCGATTTCTCCCAGGCGACGAAGCAGTTTCTCCTGATCGACCAGGAAGCGGAGATCATGGGCTCCCGGGCGGCTTGCCGGCTGAAAGGCCATGCCTATTGGATAGGGAAGAAGGATATCCACCGGACTTCCGGGCAGCTCACGGAAGATATCGGCCTCCCGATCCGGGACGAGCTTTTCGATAACGTCAACCCGGACGCTCTCGCCGCGGCCTTCGCCTTCCCGATGCTCTCCACGGGGGAGGTTTGGTTCTGCGTCCCTACGGGCTCGAGCACGGTCCCGGATACCGCTTTCGTCTACAACGAGGAATTGAAGAATTGGACGATCCTCGATGTGAATTTCACCTGTCACGCGGATTCGGACACCACGGCGATCCCGGCCGAAATCGTGGGGAATGCAAACGGCGACCTTCTTCAACTCGATCTTGGGGACAATGATTTCTCGGCTTCGGCGTATCGTGCGATCGACGGCCAGATAGAATCCGGGGATATGCACTTTGATCAGCCGAACCGGATGAAGCACGTTGCGGAGATCATCCCGGACCTGAAAGAGCAGACCACGGCTTGCGAATTGCTCATACAGGTGGGGGTCCGGAACCGGCTGGCCGACGATATTAAGTGGTCAGATCCGGTGGCCTTCACGATCGGATCTTCCGAAAAAGCCGATTTTGACGGTTTCAGGAAGGAGGGGAAATTCGTGCGCGTGAGGTTTTACTCGAGCCAGAAAGACACGCCTTGGGCATTGTCGGGGTACACCATAAAATACGAGCTCGGAGGGACAAGATGAACAGCGCCAACGTGATTGGAAGAATCCCAAAATCGGAACCGGAAGCAGGGAGAGCACAGCTAATCTTGGGGTTGCTGCCATCCCTGAATCAATTTCTTCTGAACGCGATTTCCCCCGTCATACTTCCGGGGCTTAAAGAGCTGGCAAAAGCGTCGATGGGGGAATTCGAGCCGGGGCAAATCATGTTCGATATCCTCTACGGACAAAAACAGCTCCATATGGGGTATGCCGACCGGACGGGGATCCAGCCGGAACAGTTCCAGGAGACATTCGCCAGGAAGCTGCAGGAGCCGGCGAAGGATTTCGTGGGTTTCTCTATCATCGAGCCACTTCGGAACGCCGGTTTCCATATCTTCGCGGTCTATATCATGCCCGAATTCCGGGACTCGAACATGATGCAGAACGGCCTTGCGTACCTCGAGGCAGAGGCGAAGAAGATGGGATCCCCGTACATTTCTCTGGCGACGAGGCATGACGCATCGGGAGCTTTCGCTCGGGCGGGATACGTCGAAACGACCTCGAATTACAGGAAACAGCTCTCCAAGGAGTAGCCCATGTTCCTGAACGATTCGCACCGAAAGCTTTTCGCTTTCCTCGAGGAAGGACCCGCGAGGCGTGAGCGTTTCGAGGATAGGCTCGAGTGCGAGGGCGGCGGGGGCGGCGGATCGACAGATATGGTCAGCTACACGAACCTTTTGCCGACGTACATCCCCAACATTCAATCGTGGGCGACCGCGTATATCCAATCCGCGATGGACATGGCCGGAAATCCCGGGAACTTCACGGAGTACACCGATCCGACCTATGCGGAGCAGAACGCGAACGAGCTTGCCGGGATCGCGGCGCTTGCCCTCCGCGGGACCTCGGGGGCAACGGTAGAGGCGTACGGGAAGGACTATCTCCGGGACCTGTACGATGGATTGAAGCTCAACACGAATTCCAAGATCGCGGCGTTTTACGCGAAGAAGATCGAGGCGCTTCTCGAGGAATTCGACGATGCCGTTATGCCGATCATCCAGCATCAGCACGTTTTTTCCTTCGGGGGGAGCGACCACAACATCGAGGAAGCGAAAGCGGCGAAACGGATGATGGCGAAGATCAACGAAATCGCCCTGATGTTCTACGAGGACTATATTCAGGAGCGCCAACTCATGCACCAGGGGATGGCCCACGCGACCCCGTACGGGCTCCAATGTATCCGGGACGGGGAGATGTTGCGACAGGCTGGCGCTTATGAGCGGGAGTACGCCCAAGGTGGACTTCAAGACGCTTGGGATCATTACAACGAAGTTCAGCTTCTCCCGATACGGAACCTTGACATTCTCGGGAACGCCGTCAAGTCCATCCTTTCGACGGCGAGGACGGCGACAGTTCAGTACCACAAGCCGTCCACGCTTTCGCAGATCGCGGGGGTTGCGATCGCGGGGTTGAGCTTGGCCTCGATGTTCTCCGGGACCTCGATGAACCCGTACGCGAAGAACGCCGCAGTATCTCAAGCCGGGGTAGACGCGGCAAGCAAGGCATATTCGGGCGGCAACATGGGATTCGATCGTGAAAATCCCGAAATGATCGGACAATAAATGGGAACGAATACCGTCGTAACGGTTCCGTCGTGGGCGCAAAACTATGTGAAGCAGTACGGGCAAATGGCCTACGACCTCTGGAATCAGCCGGCGCTTGTGGCCTATGGCGGGTCGATTGTCGCGGCACAGCCCCAAAACGAGGCTGACGGGATCCAGGCACTTGCGATCCGGGGCTCCGGGGGCGATGCGGTGATCTCCAAGGCGACGGCTTTCATCGAGGATGTGATCCAGGGGAACCGGCTCGACGGCACGAAGCAGGAATTCATCGACGCCCTCGCGCTCGTCACGGGGAACTCGACCTCGGATTTCGGCTCGGTGAATTCGAGGATAGGAAAGAAGGCGCGGTACGTCGGAGATCCGGATTCGACCTTCCTTGCGCAGAACCTCGCCGCGGGATATCCGGCCACGTTCAACGCCAGGGTCAGCGCGGCGGTCTACGCCGACAATTACTCGAAGGAGCGGGTGTTCCGCGATCACGCCCTCGCCTACGGGGTGGAGATGGGGAAGCATCCTGTCATCGACGCGGAGACGCTTCGGAAGGCGGGGCTGGCGAACCGGGATTGGCTGCAAAATTCCTACGTCCTTTCCCACAAGCTGTTCATCGAACAGCAGGAAATGGCCGTGGCGAATCTCGAGATTTTCGGGAATATGCTCAGGGCGCTCACGGGAAGCGTACAGACAACGAGCACGAACGACCCGAAGGGGAACAAGTTAGCCGGGGCGGTCGGGATGGCGATGACAGGCGCCATGATCGGGTCTTACTTCGGGCCATGGGGCACAGCGATCGGGTTTGTCGTGGGCGGGATCGCCGGCTGGCTATTCGGATAAGGGGAGGGGAATCATGGCAGAACTCGGCACGTCTCAAGGCTCGGGGCTTTTTCAGGATTGGTATGATCGGTACGTCAAGCCGAAGAAGTTTTCGCTGACAGCTCCGGCCGCTTCTCCTGAAACGAGCATGCCGGCGTCTCCCACTCCAATTCCATCGGCGTCCGTAGTCTCTCCCGTAGACGATCCTCAATTCCAAGAGGAACACGCGCTGGACGTGGCCGAAGGCAATCAGGACCAATGGACCGGCCCCACTCCCGGGGCGCCTCCCTCGCTGACCGACCGATTCAATTCGGGACTTTCTCGAGTGGGTGAAGGGTTGAAGGACCCCGCGAGGATGGGGCTCTTGACCGCGGGGCTCTCGATGATGGCGACACCTCCCCGGGCCGTTCCGTACAGCACGACAGAGATCATGGGACAGGCGGGGCTTGCCGGGGTGAAGATGTATGAAACTGCCCTCGAATCCAAGCGCCGTCAGCAAGCTCTCGACGAATCCATGGAGGAAAAGAAGCTGTCGCGCGAAGATCGCCGGACGGCCGCGGAGGATCGTGGTCAGTATTACCGCGACGTAGCGGAGACTCGCCGGCTGACCGCGGAATCCCAAGCAGAGGCGCGCAAGGCGACGGCAGCGGAAAATGCCGTCCTCGACGTTCCAATCGACCCGGCCGTGGCGAAGCATTACGGCATCAAGCCAGAAACGACTGTCCGCATGTTCAATAAAATGCAGACGGGGCTGGTGGCGATGGCAAAGCCGGAGAAAGAAACTAAGACGGACGCTTTCACGAAATGGTACGAGTCTTTCGGCGATGCAGGGCCCACGCGCAAGGATCTCGAGAGCTGGCATCGGGGCCCGGGATCCGGTGGAGGAACCGACAGCGGCCCGGGAAAGGTCGGCGCGATCGGCCAGGTGAACCGGGAATTGGTGGCGGCGTACCTTCCCTCCGGCCGGGAGAACCTGACGGCGAAGGGTCCGGCCGGCATGGAAGAGCTGAAAGGCATGATGGTGATGCTCGGCAACACCGATCAGTACGGCGGCACCGTGAACGATGCGAGGCTTCGCGAATCGTTGTCGGTCGATCAGCGGAAAGAATACGATTTCGTGAAACGGAAGGCGCAGGACTATTCCAGGACGATGACGCCGGCGAACGCGGTTGCGAAGGCGCAAGAGGACTGGAAGGCCAAGAATCCGGGAGCTCCGTCGAAGCCTTCCGCGGCGGCGCCCGTGAAGCCAGGAGTGACAGCGAAAAAGGTCAAGATGCCTGACGGTTCGATTCAGGAATTCGACGCCGCGGGGAACAGGGTGAAATGAGCGCCTACGATGATGCCCTGAAAGCCGGGGGGGTTGCTGTATCTGAAACTCCGTACGAGGCGGCCCTGAAACAAGGTGGGGTTCCTCTCGAGGAACCCGGGGTCCTTACCCGGGCCGGCCGCGCGCTGACCTCCATTCCTTTCTCCGGGATCGAAGGCGCGCCGACCGGCGAGGAATCGCCGGCGCCGTTCCGCGATGCGATCGCGGCCGCGGCGCGGTCATACGTGGGTCAGCCATTTGTTAAACAAAGTTATACGGCGGCCGGGTCCTTCCTGAAAGGCGGGGCAGCCCTCACAAGAGGCGTCACCGATATCGGGGAGTACGTCGGCAAGCCCATGGGGATCCCCCGATCGGAAGTTTTCGACAAGGCCGCGCAGATGTGGCAGGACAAAGGCGAAGAGCTCCATCAGCTTGCGCAGGAAAAAGGTGCTGATTTCGTAGACAAGATGGTGGGGAGTGCGGTCGGTGGCGGGGTCCCGGGTGTCGCGGAATTCATGCTCAATGTCCCGTATTACTCCTTCAAAGGTGCGATCGAGGCGGCCAAGAGGGGCGACAACCAGGCATGGGGCGCCATCGTCGGAGGCGCAAAACGCGCCGCCCTGGGGAAAACCCTCCACGCTGCCGGAACCCTCACAAAGCCGCTGGCGATCCCGGCCATGGGA